GTAATGATACAGCATGGCATGTCATTTGATAACTCACATGATGCTGCTATGAAGATTTTTGGAAAGTAAATAAACTAGATGGCAAATTCATTTTTAACGTACACTAATGATGTACTTGCTAAGTTGAATGAAGTGCAGCTTACCTCTACAGATTTTAGTGACGCTCGTGGTATTCAGATACAAGCAAAAAATGCGGTCAACCAAGCTATTCGTTATATTAATCAGCGAGAGTTTTGTTGGCCTTTTAATGCTGCAGAGGCAAATCAAACTCTTACTGCAGGAGTAGTAAAGTATGCACTACCTTCAAATACTAAACACATTGACTATGGTACTTTTAGAATTAGAAAAAGTGAAACCTTTGGTAATGCAGCCAGACATATTGCCTACTTAGATTATAAAGAATACCTAGATTTACATGTTAAACAAGAAGATGATACAGTTACAACTACACTAAGTAGTGGTATTGATGATGACGACACTACTATTCCTGTATCAAGTGCTTCGTCTTTTGATTCTACAGGAACAATTATTATTGGCTCAGAAAATATAACGTATACAGGTACAACTTCTACATCTTTTACAGGAGCTACAAGAGGAGCAGAAAGTACAACTGCAGCTAGTCATTCAACTGGAACTACGGTAGCTCAGATAGATGCAGGTGGAATACCTACTCACGTATTTAGACACCCCGATAACACGTATGGTCTTTGGCCTTTTCCAAATAGAGCATACACTTTAACCTTTGACTATTTTACATTTCCAAGTTCTGATTTATCTGCACACGGTGATACAACTACGATTCCCGATAGGTTTGGGCATATAATTGTAGATGGTGCAGTGTCGTATGTTTATTTGTATCGCAGTGAAGTTCCACTATATGAACGTACTTTCGCTCTTTTTAATGAGGGCATAAAACACATGCAAACCTTACTTATTAATCGTATGGATTATTTAAGGTCCACGTATATTCCTAGATCAAATAGTTCTATTTATACAACTTCGGCATCTTTTTAACATAGGAGAAAATTAATGACGCAGATACCACAAGGAAATAACATGTTCTGGGATGTACAGTCAGTTGTTACTGTAGGTTCTACCGCTGGTGGAACAAATGTCTCAAGTTACAATTTAGTAACAGTACACCTAAACGGTGAAATTTACGTTAACTTTGGTGCTTCCAGTACGGCTGCTGTTAGCACTGCAAATGATATTAAATTAGCTGCTGGATTACATTCACTTACTGTGCCTAAACAGGCAGGTGATTCTCAATATATGAATTACGCAAGAGTAGGTGGCTCCGATGTAACTATGCGCTTAGTATTGTCATAAGGAGAAGATTCATGTCTCTATTAAATGGACTTGTAAATCAAAATGTCGATAGGCATACTAGAGACATTATAACTCTGACTGCAACTGCATCAATAACAACTGCAGATCATTCAGGTAGAACACTTCTTATGGGAGAAGTTGGTGGCGATGCTGCTGCCACTTTTACGCTTCCTGCTGCTACAGGAACAGGAAGTGTGTTTAAATTTGTTGTGTCGGTAATAAATACTTCTAATTATTTAATTAAAGTGGCAGACGCAACAGACACCATCGACGGTCAGATTGTGATCACCGATGCAGACGGGACTGCTGCCTCTTCTATGGTAACAGCTTCTGCATCAGATACCATTACGTTGAATGGTACGACTACAGGTGGGGGTGCGATAGGTGACTATGTTGAAGTCATTGACATAGCATCTAACCAATACGCAGTGAGTGGTATGGTAACATGTGCGGCAGGTTCTAATCCTGCAACAATGTTTAGTGCTACCGTATCATAATATTTAGCTAAGAAAGGAATGTAAAAATGGCTAGTTTTAAAATGACACAAGGTGTATCTCGTGTCCCTGAAGATGTTTTTGTTGAAGATGGTATGACTGTAACTTCAGGAGGGCTTACAGTTACGGCTGGAGGTCTTACCGTTACAGCAGGTACGACTACTCTTGGGGGATCATTTATACGAGATTTAGTTACTCTAACTGCAACAGCAACACTTACAAATGCTGATCATGCAGGACGTATTCTGCTAATGGGTGAAGTCGGTGGTGATGCAGCGGCAACCTTTACGCTTCCTGCTGCAACGGGTTCTGGTGCAGAATTTCAATTTATTGTATCTGTAGTAAATACATCTAACTACGTTATTAAAGTTGCTGATGCTACTGATACGATTGATGGTTCCGTTACTCTTCATCAAGATAGTGCTAATACGGTTGCCTCTTTTAATACTGCTGCTGATTCGGATACCATTACGTTAGATGGTACGACTACAGGTGGTGTTTCTATTGGTGATGAAATTACACTTATTGATATTGCTTCTAATCAGTACATGGTTAAGGGCATACTAACTGCGAGTGGCACAGAAGCTACTCCATTTAGTGCTTCGGTATCGTAAGCACGAATTATGCATAAATGCTTGCTCATCTACGTATTAGTAAATAGGTGAGCAAGCACTTTATGATTTTAGTAAAAAGGTTATGACATGGCTGTAAGATTAAAAAACGCTGCTTCAGCTTTGTCAAGTACAAACTTAACTACTGTATACACATGCCCTACTAATTTTACTGCAGTAATACGAGAAGTAATTGTAGCAAATGTAGATGGAAGCAGTGCTGCAGATATATCATTAAAATACACGGATACTTCGGCAAGTGCTACATTTGATTTAGTTAGTACAAAAAGTGTAGCAGCAGATGATTTTTTACGATTAGACAATGCAAACATAATACTAGAAGCAGGAGATATCTTTAAGGCACAAGCTTCTGCTGCAGATGATTTAACTGTTTCTCTTTTCATAGAAGAACAAATTACACCAGCAGGGTAACAATAAATGCCAGATACTTCAGCTATATCTCCTGTAACTGTTTCTTTAAGTGGAGGTTTAATTCTTGATAAAGATGACTTTTCCATGCCACCCGGAGCAGCAGTTCAGCTACAAAACTTTGAACCTAGTATTCAAGGTGGATACAGGAGACTTACAGGCAATTCAAAGTTTGATAGCAGCCAAGTAAATAGTACTAATGCTGTACTTGGTGTTAAGATTTTTAACAATGGTGTGCTTGCTGCTGCAGGTAATGTGGTAAAGTTTAGCACTGGAACAGGTTGGAGTACTTCTATTGGCACACGAACTTCTGCTGGCCGTTACAAGTTTGATGACTTTAACTTTAACAATACTACTAAAGTTGTTATGGTGGACGATGTTAATCAAGCAGCTACGTTTGACGGTTCTACCTACACGTTGTTAAGTGCTACGGGTGCTCCTGCTGATCCTGCCTCTGTAGCGGTATTTAGAGATCATATGTTTTTTGCTGGAATGTCTACTAACCCACAAGAGATTGTATTCTCTGCTCCCTTTAATGAAGCAGACTTTAGTGCAGCAAATGGTGCAGGATCAATTAAAGTAGACACACCAGTTGTGGAATTAAAAGTCTTTCGTGATGCTCTGTTTATTTTTGGTAAAGATAAAATCTATCAACTTCAAGGAACAAGCATAGCCGATTGGCAAGTAGCTCCTGTAACAAGAACATTGGGTTGTGCAGATGGGTTTTCGGTACAGGAAATAGGTGGTGATTTACTCTTTCTATCACCCGATGGCATAAGAACAGTAGCTGCAACTGCAAGAATTGGTGACGTAGAATTAGGTTCTGTGTCTAAGCCGATACAAAAACGAATACAGGATATTGGATTTGATAACATTAGTTCTGTAATTGTAAGAAATAAAAGTCAATACCGTTTGTTTTATCCTAAAGATGGAGCAGCAGCAGGTGATTCAAGCGGAATTTTAGCCACACTAAAAAGAACACAGCAGGGTATAGGATTTGAGTTTGCTGATATAAAAGGAATGAAACCTTCTTCGATGGATTCAGGATTTATAAGCAACACTGAGTATATTATAGAGGGTGGATACGATGGATATGTTAGGCGGCAGGAAAGTGGCGACACATTCGACGGAAGTAATGTTGTCGCTGTGTATAGATCACCTGATCTCTCTCTTGGAGATACCGGCATTCGCAAACTTATGCAGCGTGTTATTTTAAATTATGAGGTCGAAGGAACAGTAGACGCACAACTTAGAATTAGATACGATTCAGACAGTAAGGATGTTCCTCAACCTACATTTTTTGATATTGCTTCTCCCGGCGGCATTGCCATATACGGAAGTTCTTCATCTACGTATGCCAGTGCTGTGTATGATTCAAGTGGAGCACCAATCTTTAGACGAGCCATTGAAGGATCAGGATTCCTTATTGCTGTAAGAGTTAATCACGACAGCGCAAACAATCCATTTACTTTACATTCATATCAATTAGAATTTACTGCAGGAGGAAGACGATAATGGGGGCAACCTATACAAGACAAAGTAGCACAGAAATTGTTGATGGTGAAGTCATCAATGCAGCAGACTTTAATAATGAATTTGCTCAATTAGTTTCTGCCTTTGCTGTTTCTACTGGACATACACATGATGGTACTACTGCTGAAGGTGGCCCTGTTACTAAACTTTTGGGTACAGCTATCACAATTGGTGATGGTACAGCAGGAACAGATATTGCAGTAACCTTTGATGGAGAAACTAGTGATGGTCTTCTTACATGGATGGAAGATGAGGATCACTTCAAGTTTAGCGATGATGTAGTTATAGATAGTTCAAAACGTCTTTACGTATTTGACGAAGGTGGAGAACATATTTCTGGTGATGGAACCGATCTTACCGTAACATCGGGTGCAGACATCAATCTTACAGCTACTACTGATGTTAACATACCAGCCAATGTAGGAGTTACATTTGGTAATGATGGAGAGAAGATCGAAGGAGACGGTACTGATCTTACTATTAGTGGAAACAATATAAATCTTACTGCCACTGCTGATGTTAATATTCCTAGCGGAGTGGGTGTCACATTTGCTACAGCAGAGAAGATTGAATCAGACGGTACAGACCTCTCAATCACAGTGGGGAGTGGAGGAGACATTAACATTCCAGCGGATATCGGTGTTACTTTCGGAAATGACGGTGAAAAGATTGAGGGCGATGGTACTGATCTTACTATTAGTGGCAATAACATTAATCTCACTGCTACTGCTGACGTTAATATTCCTAGCGGAGTAGGAATTACATTTGCTACGGCTGAAAAAATTGAATCTGATGGTACGGACCTTAGTATAACTGTGGGTTCAGGGGGTGATATCAATGTCCCTGCAAATATCGGTGTTACATTTGGTGATGATGGTGAGAAAATTGAGGGTGATGGTACAGACTTGACAATTAGTGCAAGTGCTGATCTAAACCTTACTGCTACTACAGATATTAATATTCCAGCTAATGTAGGACTTACGTTTGGTGACGATGCTGAAAAGATTGAGGGTGATGGAACAGACCTCACAGTTTCAGGTAACAATATTAATCTGACTGCTACGGCGGATGTAAACATTCCAAGTGGTGTGGGCCTTACGTTTGCAACTGCTGAAAAGATAGAATCGGATGGTACTGATCTTTCAATTACTGTAGGATCAGGTGGTGACATAAATGTACCTGCAAACATTGGTGTTACGTTTGGTGATGATGGTGAAAAGATTGAAGGTGATGGAACTGATCTTACGATATCCTCTTCTGCTTTAGCCACAATTGATGCTGGCACTGACATTGTTCTTGATGCAGATGGTGGTGATATCTTCTTCAAAGATGATGGCACTACATTTGGTTCAGCTACAAATACTAGTGGTAATTTGATTATTAAATCTGGTACTACTACTGCCCTTACCTTTAGTGGTGCCAACTTAACTGCTGCTGGAACAATTGATTCTGGTGCTATTACATCTACTGGTGTAGTAACTGGTACTGGATTTACGATAGGATCAGCAGCTATTCTTGAAGCAGAACTTGAAATACTAGATGGTGCAAACGTAACTACAGCCGAACTTAATTTACTAGACGGTTCTGCAAAGTCAACATCTTCTATTACTGTTGCAGATGCAGATGCTATTATAGTTATAGATGGTACAACAACAAAACAAATTCCAGCTTCCGATATTAAAACGTATGTAGGTTCAGGTGCTGTTACAGCAATTAATAATGCTACAGCAAATGAACTTGTAACTATCGGCTCTACTACTACAGAGTTAGATGCAGAAGCTAACCTTACCTTTGATGGATCAACTTTTGCTGTTACGGGTGATGCTACAATTAGTGATGATTTAGGTTTAATATCAGATGCTGCTGTGTTAACATTTGGTGCTAACTCTGAAATTACTGTAACTCATGTACATGATACAGGATTAAATTTTAAACATACTGCTACAGGTGATGATAAACCTGTAGTTCTTACTTTGCAAACTGGTGAAACAGATATAGCTGCAAATGATGTTATAGGTAAGGTTGCTTTTCAGGCACCAGACGAAGGTACAGGTACAGATGCTATTCTTGTAGCTGCTGCAATTCAAGCAAGATCAGAGGGAGACTTTGCTTCTGATGCAAATGCAACTTCAATAGACTTTATGACAGGAGCCTCTGAAGCTGCTGCTACAAAGTGGTCTATTACATCTGCTGGAACATTTTTAAATGCAGGTACAAATAAAATAGACATGAATGCTGGTGAGCTTATTCTTGATGCAGACGCAGATACCAGTATTACTGCTGACACTGATGATCAGATAGATATTCGTATAGCAGGAGCAGATGATTTTCAGTTTACTGCTAACACTTTTACTGCTGCAAGCGGCAGTGGTATTATTCAGACAGATGGTATACATTTTATTGGCGATACGGCAAACGCAAGCACAACTCAAGGTTTAGTAATAAATCAAGCGGGAGCCGATAATGAAATACTGGCATTTAAATCTTCCGATGTTGCTCACGGGATAACGAATTATGCCGAAGCGGATACCTA